TGGGAAACACATTATCCTGACATCATTACCGGATGGAACATCAGGTTCTTCGATATTCCGTATATCTATAAGCGAGTGGTGAAACTGTTTGACGAGAAGACTGCCAAGCGGTTATCTCCCATCAGAAAAATTCAAGAAAAGATTGTGAATCGTAAAGGCAAGGATCACACAGTATTTGATCTGCTTGGTGTAGCAACACTAGACTACTACGAACTGTACATCAAGTTTACGTACACTAATCGTGAGTCGTACAGCCTGAATCATATTGCCAATGTAGAGTTAGGCGAAGAAAAGCTGGACTATTCTGAACACGACAGCATCAAAGACTTCTATACCAAAGACTTTCAAAAGTTTATGGAGTATAACTCACACGACGTTACGCTGGTTCAAAAGCTGGACAAGAAGTTGAAACTGCTGGAACTGGTAGTAGCACTGGCGTATAATGCTAAAGTTAATTTCACAGACACGTTCTCTCAAGTAAAAACTTGGGATTGTATCATTTACCATCATCTGGCCAGCAAATTTATTGCGGTTCCGTTAAAGCCGGAAGTGGAAGAGAAGAGTGAACAGTTTCAAGGTGCGTACGTGAAAGATCCGCAAGTGGGTATACACAACTGGATTGTGTCTTTCGACTTGGACTCACTGTACCCGCATCTTATCATGCAGTACAACATTTCTCCGGAAACCAAGGACGCTCTTGGCAAGCGAAACACACTAGATCCAGACCATGTGTTGAATCCACATTCTGAAACCGCACAAACACAATTTCTTCGTGTTCAAGACCACCAACAAACTGCGACAGAAAGAAATCTTGCGATTGCAGCAAATGGTGTGTACTTCAAGCGAGACAAACAAGGATTCCTGCCTGAATTGATGGAAACCATGTACGAAGAACGCAAGATGTACAAGGAAAAGATGTTGGAAGCCAAGCGAGCCCTCAAGGCCCTAGACGCATCAGCATCTGCTGCCAAGCGAGAAGAATTAGAATATCAGATTTCCAAGTACCACAATTTTCAACTTGTGCGAAAGATTCAGTTGAATTCCGCTTTTGGTGCGGTAGGAAATCAGTACTTCCGGTATTACGATATTGATTGTGCGGAAGCTATTACAGTTTCTGGAAAGCTGTCTATCCGTTGGATTGAACAAGAGTTAAACAAGTTCTTGAATAAAATGGCAGGAACCACAGAAGTAGACTTTGTTGTGGCTTCTGACACAGATTCCGTATATCTGTGCATGGACAAAGTGGTTCAACGAATCTTTGCAGATAAGAGTATCCCGGATGCAAAGATCACAGAAACGCTCGAAAAACTTTGCAAAGATAAGATTGAGCCGTTTATCCAACAACGCTACGAGGAATTAGCAAAAACCATGAATGCGTACGCACAAAAGATGCGAATGAAGCGTGAGAGTATTTGCAGTAAAGGCATCTGGACTGCAAAGAAACGGTACATGCTTAACGTGATGATGGGCGAAGAAGGCGTGCTGCTGAAAGAACCAGAACTCAAGATCATGGGTATTGAAACAGCCCGATCCAGCACACCACAGATTGTGCGTAAGGCACTCAAGACCGCTATTAGTTTGATTATGAATCAAGGTGAGAAAGCGGTTCAAGATTTTGTGGAACAATTCCGTGATCAGTTTGATCAAGCCGGAATTGATGATATTGCATTCCCTCGTTCTGTTTCCGGAATGGATAAGTACTCTTGCAAGACTGGCGTGTACAAGAAGTCTACTCCAATTGCAGTTAAAGGATCTCTGCTGTTCAACCATTTCTTGTACGAGAACGGATTGGAAAAGAAGTACCGTCCAATTGGAGAAGCAGAAAAAATTAAATTTGTTTATTTGAAGGAACCAAATCCACTTTCGTTCGTAAGTGGAAACGAGCACGTTATTTCTTTTGGAACGCAAATTCCTAAAGAACTGCACCTAGATAAGTACGTGGATCGTGACCTACAATTTGAAAAATCTTTTGAAGATCCCTTGAAAACCATTTTAGATGTGCTACAATGGAGCATAAGAAAAATCCCATCGTTAGAGGATTTCTTTGTGTAAGGACGCACTCATGGATCTTGGAGTAATTATATTTTTAGTGGCAATAATAGTGATTTGTGACAGATTAGAGAAAAAATGGAGCAAAGACGAGTGATTTTTGGGGTTAAAGTGGTGTTTAAAAAACAATAAATACTCGTATACCATTTATAAAGGACAATTATCATGTTTACACCATTCGGAAACCTAGTAAGATTACCAGACGGCAGAACTCTCCGAAAGCAAGCAACCGGAGGGTGGATTGATGTGAACAGTGGCGTTCAAATGAGCGACACCATGGTTGGTAATTTGATGTACTCTTCGGCATTTTACGGAGTACCGGATGGTGGAGTAGGAAAGAAACCCAGAGCAACAATTATTGGAATAGCAGGATCTTTAACTATTACACAATGGTTACAGGATGCACAAGCAGGAACGGATTCTCTTGATTTTGCTTGGATTGGTGACAGTAATGTTGCTAAAGTTCTTGTCAGTAATCAGCCTTGGCTTCCAAACGGATTTGTTGATAACTTTGTATGGGCTGGTATTTCTTGTGGTATGAGAATGTACGGAAGTCCAGTTGCTCCAGCAGGTGGTCCTACAACGTTTGGAAACAGCAGTTCTCAAAATGCTGCAGGCTATTACGTCACCCCTCAAAACGGTATAGTTATCAGTTCTGGAAGAGGTTGGACCAGTGGTGTGCTTGCTGGTCCTTCGGAATTTGCAAATGAATTTGGTGTAAGCCTGGGAAATTTCAGTCCTCTTGGTGGTAATGCCGGTATTAGTGATTTTGGTAGAGCTGGTTACGCATGGGTTGGTAGCGGTTCTACTGCTTATGGTAACGGAACTAACTGGTATATTGGAAATACTGGTGGTATAACAGGTCTTGATGTTGCAAACGGCTTGAATCTTAGAATTATAGCAGGAACCACAGGAAACACTGGTGGTGTATTATCTCTAAACATGTACAGCAGTACAGGTGCTCGTATAATGGATAAGTGGTTAAACATCAACATTACTGGAGGATTTACTGCTTACGGAGTAACTTTCCCATCAACCTCAATGGGAAACACGGCTATTCAAGTTTATTTTGCTGGAGCTGCTGCCTCTCCTGGATTCTACGCAACAGGTCCTATTGCAATCGCAATGACCAGTCTTTACAATCCAGTCAAAGGCATTGCAAGCAGCACACTACATGAATGTGCAGGACAATCTCTAGGAGAAATGTGGAGATCTGTTTCTCTGGCAGGCATTTCCGCAAACAACAATACTGTTGTGAATTATCTGAAAGAATACTATAATAGACAACGAGTGGCAGGAGGTTCTGGTCGAGTATGTGTTGCTATTGAAGGTGGAGTTAATTTTGATAACGGTACTTCTCTGGCAAATAAGGGAACAAATGGTGCAAATTATATTCAAAATATGATATCATTTGTAAATTCAGAATGGTCAAGAGCAGGATTGCCCAGTGATAAATTAACATTCCTAGTGTTTAATACCTGGGAACAAAATTCTGGAAATGATTGGAATACAATCTATCCGACAATTTCTGGTGCAATGACTACTTACGCAAATACTGGTACAGAAAATGTAACTTATGTTAATGTTTACAATTTTGGTGGAACGTATGATGGCTTGACTGCTAACGGTTATTATAATACCGGAGAAACCGGTCACTTATCGGCTAATGGTTATAAGGCAGTAAGTAAAAATATTATGGACGTACTTTTAAGAACTAGAACTAGATAAAATAAAAGGAATATTATGAGTGGATTTTTACATGATCTAATTAAAGAGTCTGGTAATCAATATGCAGGTATGATTGAAGACGGTATTGAAGGCAGTGATGTGCGTGGCTTTATTGACACTGGCTCGTATGCGTTCAATGCTCTTGTGTCTGGTTCCATGTATGGTGGAATTGCTGACAACAAGATTATTGCACTCGCTGGCGAGTCTGCTACTGGCAAGACGTACTTCTCGCTTGGTATGGTTCGCAAGTTTCTGGATGACCGTAAGGACGGCATGGTGCTGTACTTTGATTCCGAGCAAGCCGTAACTTCTGACATGTTTATGGATCGTGGTATTGATCCTAAGCGTGTAGCAGTATTTCCGGTTGCTACTATTGAAGAGTTCCGTAATCAGTTAATCAAGATTGTGGACAAATATCTGGAACAAGAATCAGACAAGCGTAAGCCCTTGATGGTTGTGCTGGACTCGCTGGGTATGTTGAGCACCAGCAAGGAAATCAACGATACGGCTGAAGGCAAGGAAGTGCGTGACATGACTCGTTCTCAAGTCATCAAGAGTACTTTCCGTGTGCTTACCCTAAAGCTTGGCAAGGCTGGTATTCCACTAGTAATGACCAACCACACCTACGACGTTATTGGTTCTTACGTTCCAACCAAGGAAATGGGTGGTGGCTCTGGTCTTAAGTACGCTGCTTCCACTATTGTGTACTTATCCAAGAAGAAGGACAAGGATGCAGACGGTCAGGTGGTTGGTAATATTATTCACTGTAAGTTGTACAAGAGTCGTCTCACCAAGGAAAATCAGATGGTAGACGTTCGACTAAACTACGACAGTGGTCTAAATCGTTACTACGGACTTCTTGACTTGGCCCTAAAGTATGATATATTTAAGAAGGTGTCTACTCGTATCGAACTTCCTGGTGGTGAGAAGGCGTTCGAGAAGAACATCAACGAGGAACCAGAAAAGTTCTTCACTGAAGATGTCATGAAGCGTTTAGAAGAAGCAGTAGCCAAGGAATTTAAGTACGGACAATGAAAGAATTTGAACTAGTGCTTCTGGAAGCTCTTCTCTTCCGAGAAGACTTCTACAAGAAAGTTATTCCATTTATTAAGACGGAATACTTCCACCGGAAGCCCGTCCAAATGGTGTATACTTGCATCCACGATTTTGTGATGCGGTATAATGCATGTCCGTCCAAGGATGCCATGAGTATCTGTCTTGAGAAGCACAAGGGTGTTAGTCAGACCGAGTACGATCAGTGCATTGAAATGCTGAACGACTTCAACAAGAAGTCAGCAGAGGAACACAACCTTGATTGGCTGGTTACAGAAACTGAAAACTTCTGCAAAGAGAAGGCTCTCTATAATGGCATCATGGAATCTATCCAAATCATGGATGGAAAGTCCAAAGACAAAATCCGAACTGCTATTCCTAGTATTTTGTCTGACGCTCTTGCAGTTAGTTTTGATACTAATATCGGTCACGATTATCTAGAAGATTCGGAAGCACGATACGAGTTTTACCACAAGACTGAGAAGCGTATTCCGTTTGATCTAGACTTCTTTAATACCATTACAAACGGTGGTACGCCCACCAAAACCCTAAATATAGTAATGGCAGGTACTGGAGTCGGTAAGTCTCTATTCCTTTGTCATCATGCAGCTAACTGCCTGAATCAAGGCATGAATGTTTTGTATATCACCTGTGAAATGGCGGAAGAACGAATCGCAGAGCGTATCGATGCCAATCTGTTGGACATTACTTTGGATTCTCTGCGTGAACTTCCCAAGGAAGCGTACGACAAGAAGATTGCCAATCTGAAGCAAAACGCCAAGGGTAAACTGATCATCAAGGAGTATCCAACAGCCACAGCAAATGTAAATCATTTCCGTGTACTACTGGATGAACTTAATTTAAAGAAGAAGTTTAAGCCTGACATGATTGTGATTGATTATCTAAACATTTGTGCGTCTTCCAGAATGAAGCCGGGAGCAAATGTAAACTCTTACACCTTCATCAAAGCAATTGCGGAAGAACTTCGTGGTCTTGCAACCGAGCGTGGTGTTCCAATCTGGTCTGCCACACAGGTTAATCGTATTGGATTTGCCAGCACAGATATCGGTTTGGAAGACACATCAGAATCGTTTGGTCTGCCTGCAACCGCCGATTTTATGTTTGCTCTGATCTCCACAGAGAAACTGGACGAGATGAACCAGATCATGGTGAAGCAGTTGAAGAACCGATACAACGATACCGCAATCAATCGTAAGTTTATTGTGGGTATCAATCGTGCCAAGATGAAACTGTTTGATGTGGAACAACCACAACTTGCAGACGCAAACCAAGAACCGGAAACAGAAGAACAAGAAGAAGTAAAGTTTACCAACAAGTTTGGTAAGAAGGATTTCTCAAGGTATCGCTCATGACCATTTTTATTGACAAGAAATTTATTAATCTGATGTCTGGCCAACTAGAGCGATTCAGTTGGAAGAAAGACAATCTTGCCAACTGCCGTTGTCCTCTTTGCGGAGATTCTGCAAAGAATAAAACAAAAACTCGTGGTTTCTTCTTCGAGAAGAAAGGTGAATTCTTTTTTAAGTGCCATAACTGTAGTGTTGGATTGAACTTATATAACTTTATGAGTCAAGTTTCTCCAAACCTATGTAAAGAGTACAGTCTAGAAAAGTTCAAGGAAAAGAATCTCTCTACCCCTCCAAAGAAAGAAAAGAAGGACATGTTATTCTCCAATAAACCCAAGAAGAAGTATAATATTGAGCTTCCAATGGTTGCAGAACTTCCTCCTAATCATGCGTGTCGTCAATTTGTAGAGTTACGTCAAATTCCCAAGGCAATGTGGAAGCATTTATACTATGCGGAAAACTTTGCTGACTGGGCCAAGCGGATTAATCCAGAAACAGCAGAAGCACTAGATGCTGAAGGCCGTTTGGTAATTCCAATTCTAGACCACAAAGGTCATCTGGTTGGAGCACAAGGTCGCATCATCAAGGTGTCCACAGACCGTAACGCTCGTAAGTCGGTTCGTTATATCACCATCAAGCCGAAAGAAGAAGAGCACAAGTCGTGGTACGGTCTGGATCGTGTGAACGCACTAGGCACCATATATGTGGTGGAAGGTCCACTAGATTCTCTTTTCATTCCTAACTGTGTTGCAACTGTAGGAATGAGTGATGCGTTTAATATTCCAAAATATATTAAAGATCGTCCACTAGTTTTTGTGATGGATAACGAACCACGAAATGTGCAAGTTATTCATACTATGGAACGATTAGTGAAAGAAAATAAAAAGATTTGTGTGTGGCCAGAAAGTATGAAGTTTAAGGATATTAATGATATGATCATGGGTGGTATGGACGCCAAGGAAATCCTAAATATCATTAACAGTAACTCTGCGTCAGGTCTAGAAGCACAAATAAGGATCAATAAATGGAAGAAGATGTAAACAAGCCAGAAGACGAAGGGGAAGAGTTTGAAGAAATTGAAATGGATACAAACAATCCAATTATAGTTTTCTGTTTTATGTTTATGGAATACGTGAAAGAGATTGATCCAGACATGTATAAGAAGGCACATAAGTACGCCCAAGACCATACAGACTTGGATATAACAGATTTTGAAATTGATTTTGACGAACTGGTTGAAGACAAGAATATTGATGAAGACGAAATTGAAGAAGATTTAGATTTTGATGATGATAATTATGAAGCAAACAATTAATGTACTGGACAAAGGACATGTTGAATATATCGAACATATGGGCTCAGATCTTATGGTGGCAAATGCTGCTAGGGTCTCATTCGCTAAAACCAGTGAGTGGGAAACAGCAGAGGATGGTTCACGTCAGTTATCACAGAGAGACCAAAAACTCATCAAGTATTTGGCCGAGCACAACCACTGGACGCCATTTGCGCACCCGCAGATTACCTTGCGAATCAAAGCTCCAATTTTCGTAAGAACCCAACTTTTTAAACATAAAGTGGGATTCACGGAAAACGAAGTTTCTCGTCGGTACGTAACAGCAGAACCAGAATTTTACACTCCAGACTGGCGTTCTGCTCCCACAGACGGAGCCAAGCAAGGAAGTTCAGATTTTATGTACGATCCGGTTGTCGAGGACCTGGATCGGGTGTATAATAGGATTGCTTTGGAATCTGTGGAAATATACAAAACATTATTAAAAGAAGGGGTTGCCCCTGAGCAAGCCAGAGCCTTATTGCCACAAGGTACCTACACCGAGTGGTGGTGGACCGGATCGCTCTCAGCGTACGCTCGTGTCTTTAAACAACGAATAGACACCCATGCTCAATGGGAATGTCAGGAATTCGCCAAAGCAATAGGTAATATTATAGAACCACTTTTTCCGCATTCTTGGGCAGTTCTGACCGCTAAATAAACTTACTTAACAAACAGGAGAAAATTAAATATGCATTTACCTACAGCTTATCAAGAGTTCATTCATCTTTCCCGTTACAGTCGTTGGCTAGAAACCGAAGGTCGTCGTGAGACTTGGGAAGAAACGGTGAACCGTTACTTTGATTACTTTGATAAGCATCTTAAGAACAACACTAAGTGTAAGCTTGACAAAGAAACTCGTGAAGAACTTCGTCAAGCAGTTCTGAACCAAGAAATCATGCCTTCCATGCGTTCACTCATGACTGCAGGCGATGCTCTGGATCGTGACAACACTGCTGGTTATAACTGCTCGTATGTTGCTGTTAATCGTGTTCGTGCTTTCGATGAAATTCTTTATATTCTGATGTGTGGAACCGGAGTAGGATTCTCCGTGGAGAGACAATATGTGGACAAACTTCCTACAGTCGCTGAAGAGTTTACTGACTCAGACACGACGATCATTGTACAAGACAGCAAGGCTGGTTGGGCTAAGGCTTACAAGGAGCTTATCTCCCTACTTATTGGTGGTCAAATTCCAAGATGGGACTTATCTAAAGTACGCCCTGCTGGTGCCCGACTCAAAACTTTTGGAGGTCGTGCGTCTGGCCCAAAGCCACTGGATGATCTGTTTAGGTTCACAGTGGATACATTTAGAAGAAGTGCTGGACGGAAGCTCACCTCCATCGAATGCCACGATCTCGTCTGCAAGGTTGCGGAAATTGTGGTGGTCGGAGGAGTCCGTAGATCGGCTCTTATCAGCCTTTCAAATCTTACCGATGAACGGATGCGTGATGCTAAGACTGGAGCATGGTGGGAAGCTAATCCTCAAAGAGCACTTGCGAATAATAGTGTAGTGTACAAGGAGAAGCCAGAGATCGGAACCTTCATGGAAGAATGGGTATCACTGTACAAGAGCAAGAGTGGTGAGCGTGGTATCTTTAATCGTGATGCTTGCCAAAAGACGGTAGCCAAACTGGGTGATCGTCGTGACGCAACTTACGAGTTCGGTACCAATCCATGCTCAGAAATTATTCTGCGAGATCGTCAGTTCTGCAATCTCACAGAAGTGATTGTTCGTGATACTGACACCATGGAGTCACTGCAACGCAAGGTTCGTCTTGCATCTATTCTAGGCACATGGCAAGCCTCACTAACCAACTTTCCTTATCTGTCCAGCGAGTGGAAGAAGAACTGCGAAGAAGAGGCTCTGCTTGGTGTATCACTCACCGGCATTCTGGATAACAAGATGATGCGTGATACACATGGTCTGAAGGCCAATCTTGTCAACCTGAAGGAGACAGCCGTTAAGACAAACGCAGAATGGGCCAAGAAGTTAGGCATTAATGCGGCTGCTGCTATTACTTGCATCAAGCCAAGTGGTACTGTTTCTCAACTTACTGATGCGGCATCCGGTATTCACGCTCGCCACAACGAGTATTACATCCGCACTGTTCGTGCAGATCGTAAGGATCCTCTTTGTCAGATGATGATTGAGAAGGGCTTTACTCACGAGCCTTGTGTGATGAAGCCTGAGAACGTTATGGTTTTCTCATTCCCAATGAAGGCGGTAGGTTCAGTTACTCGTAACGATATGACTGCTATCGAGCATCTAGAATTATGGGTGACTTACCAACGTTACTGGTGTGAACATAAGCCGTCAATCACTGTGACTGTGAAGGAACACGAGTGGATGGAAGTTGGTGCTTGGGTGTACAAGCACTTTGATGAGATTAGTGGTATTTCGTTCTTACCACACTCAGATCACTCGTATCGTCAAGCTCCATACCAAGACTGCACCAAGGAGCAGTACGAAGAACTATTGGCTGCAACTCCAAAGGATGTGGATTGGAGTGAACTCAAGAAGTGGGAAAAGGTGGATTCCACTGTTGGAACACAAACCTTCGCTTGTAGCGGAGACAAGTGTGAACTGGTTGATTTGACTAATAATTGAAAGGATACATTATGAACACTGATAATCTAGTTTTATTAAATTTTATTTTCACTATCGTTTTGGCTTTTGTTGCTTACCGTCAAAATATTGTTGGTAAGTTTGAACGCGAGCGAGAGATTGAGCAGATGCACCAAGAGATCCGTAATAACATGGACTATATTAACGGCAAGGTAAATGAAATAGAAGATCGTCACGACCGTGATCTGCTAGAGATTTACCGAGATCTTGATAATACGATGGAGGCTCTTCCCAAGAAGAAGACCACCGGACTGAACTCACGTATTCCGCTGTGAAATAAACTGAGTGTAAATAAAAACCCCGGCTTTTAGGCCGGGGTTTTTTTATTATTCAATTTAAGATCCCGTATGGTATTTTGCCATTACTTTTGATTCATCCCGAAGATCTGGATTTCTTGACACTAACATTTTATGTAGTGGAGAATGGGGATTTAACGCGTCTTCTTTTGTGAATCTGTCTTTAAGGTCTGCATGATCTTGGCTGGCACTCATTATGGCCATAAGTGCTTTTCTTTGATCCGCCTTTGCAACAGTTCTTTCACCTACATTTTCTGATTGTTTTTCTACACGTTCTTTAGGCATGCCTCCACCACCCATACCACTAAAAGCCTGTACATTTCGTATTCCTTTAACTAAATCCATAAAACCGTGAGGATTTACTTGACCTTCTAATCCTGCAACTTTGACTTGTCTTTCTCTACGTTTTGCTGAAATGTCTTCTAAAGAATCTCTGGTTTCCTCAAACAGATTTGCTAGACGATGATAATAATAATTTTCAGTGGATTCACCAAACCAACCACGAGGATCGTACCATGGTTTTTCTGCTTCTGGTTCTTGTGAAGCGTCTAAAGCTTTTCTTGCAGCAGCAATATCATCATTTGTTCCGTGTAAAGTTTCCCATTCTTTTAGTTTCTTATGAGCGTCTTCCTTTTTCATCTTACCCGTTCTGACTAGTTGAGGAAGCATACGCCAATCTTGTGTTTGTTTTTCTACGTATTCTGGTTTACTGGTTTCTACTTTTTGTCTTTCAGTCGCTGCTTTTCCTGCAGTATTAATAGCTCTTTCTCTGGCACTTTCCGTTCCTGGCATAGAAATTAAACCACCACTAAGAAAATCAATTGCTTCTCTACCTAGATCCAACCAAGACTTTTCTTTTGTATTATCGTACGCACCGGTACTTCTTTCTTCTCCTCCCCATATTTTACCTATTAGTGCTTTTGGTGATCCGGATCCAAATCCTTCAGTATCAGGTTTAGCGGCTCTACCTTGGCCCATTTCCACATTTCCAGCAGGAACACCAGGACCACTTGGGATAGAACCAACACCTCCACCAGGTCCTACTTGATCTTGTCTTGCTTTGGCAGCTTCCGCAGCGGCCTTAGATTCTTTTCTGGCCGCAGCTTTAGCACGATCGGCTTCCACTTGTTTTTGATATTCTGGGCTGGATTGCCAAGCCTTCACTCTAGCCTTGCTTTCTTCAGCTTCTTTTGCGCGACGAACGTCTGAGGCAGTTTTATCTTCTGCTTCACGTTGACGAGCAGCATAATCGGCTCTAGCAAAAGCAGAAGCACCTTCTCGTGGTTTATCACCAGGAACGCCATCTCTAAAGTTTTTATATTCTTGACTTGGTTCTCCGCTAGCAACTCTTTCGGTTTCTTGTTTTAATCTTCCAGCTTCTGCTTCCAATGAAGCAGTATTAGCTTTTACTTTTTGAGTTTCTTGATGCTGTGCCATAACTTTAGCACGAAGATCTGGATCGCGTATTGCATTTATTTCTTTTTCAGTTACATCTGCCAACTCATTGATTGGTCTCAAAGAAGCTTTTTTTGATTCATTTAACTGAGTACTGACATTAAAAATATTGCGGATAATATTAGTTTCGTTATTGGTTGGAAGATTGTGCATTTTAATCCTTTGTAATATATTATTTAGGGTAATGTGATGTTTCGCCTTCAAATTCTGGATTTTCTTTTGTATAAGGCTTATATCCAGTTGAAGGTAAAGTTTCAGATCCAGCATCCAGTTTCTTAACTTCATCCATATGACGTTGACGTTCTTCTGGAGTTTTAGCTGCTATTAGTCTGGCTGCAGCTTGCTTACGCTTCTCCCATAATTCTGGATTTTTCTTGAAATGTTCTGTTGGTGGAGGAGCATCCATACCTTGAATTGGCTTTCCTTGAGTATCCACCTTTGGTGTTCTGTCTGCATCTATTTTTTGTTGTCTGCCTTCAGCTTTAGAGACAAACGTATCAACATTAGTCATAGCCATGTTAAATGCTTGTTTTCTTTCTTCAGGAGTCTTGGCTGTTCTAGACTGTTGTAGATTGGCTTTAAGATCTCCGAGATACTTTTCATTTTCTTTCTTTACATCAGCAACTCGTCCTTTAGCTGCTCCAACTTGTGCCCATTCTGCGCCTTCTGCAGCTCGGCCTGCTCGCCAAGCTTTATATTTGTCTGCATCCCAGTGACCATCAGTTGTAAAGCTTGCACGAGCGTCTTGACGAATAGCTGCTTCATTTGGGGCAGCAGGAGCACTGGCTCGGTAGTCAGCAACAGCAGCGTCTCTGCGTTTTCCGGCTTGTAAAGCTTGTTGAGTTGTATCCATAGACTTTTTCACCATATCCATTAGCTCTTCGTGAGACATTGGACGTTTGGTTTGAATGCCAGCTGCGGCAGGAGTTGGTACCGAAGTTGATGTAGGAGTTGTTGTAGGAACACTAGAAACTGGAGTAAAAACAGATGCAGCTTTTGGAGGAGCAAACGACTTACCGGTAGGTTGTGTCTGTATAAAAGCTTCGTGTAGTATACCGCGAATAATGTTCATTTCGTTGTTGGTGTTCATGAATAGTCCTTAAAAAACTTTGGTTTTTTTCAATATCTTGTATACATATTTATGTAATGATGAATCTCACTGCAATCCTTTCAGCAGTGATTCTAGCCGCCCAAATGGGATGCCAGAAAGATGCCAGTGTCTCCAAATCACCCTCCCCCACCGCAATCATTCAAATACCACAGGGTATTAGTAAGCCAGATCCATTCCCCGGATTCGAGGTCGTAAATCACAATACCAAAGATACGTATGGTTGCGTGGGGCACGTACACAACCAGAAAGGCCAGTTCATAGGAAGTGGCGTTCTGATTGCCCCTGCGGTGGTCCTTACCGCAGGGCATGTAATTGACGGCGAAACCTTGAAGTATTTTATAACCAAGGATAAAGCCTATCTGATAGAAAAAATGATAATTCACCCCGGATATACTGGAAAAGACGGAGAAGTGGTGGATGATATCGGAATATTAATTTTAACGGAAGGATGTGATGAACAGCCAGCACAGTTAATACACGATAAGTCTGAGCTAACCCAACGAGAAACGCTTACCACCGTGGGATTCTCTCACGAGATCAAAAAGATCAGCAAACCAGGAACCTTCTGGTATTACGGAACAGTAGAAGAAGAACCTCAGTACATGAAGTTTCTTCCAATAAAC